TCTTTTGCGACATTGAACATTGCGCGTGGAGAAAAGAAGGAATTTGCCCCGGAGCAGGATGCATGAGAGACAGGGAGCGCGTGAAATGAGCCGCACGGAAGTCACCATAACGGAGGTTGGGAATGAAATTGGATAAAGCAATAGTTTGTTTCAGCGGTGGACACTCCTCTGCTCTGACAGCAATCGAAGCGGTAAGGAAGTACGGAAAAGAAAACGTAATCCTGCTTAACCACAATATCAGTAGCCACGTTGAACACAGGGATATCAAGCGATTCAAGGAGGATATTTCAAATTATCTTGACATTCCGATTACATACGCAAATATGCCAAATTTTGAAAATATGCCTCTGCT